AAACCCTCTTTGAAATCGGTGATGCTGAAGACTTTGCCCACATCGTCAGCCCGACTGATAGCCAGGCGGAATGTAATCCAGGCCCACCACGCCGGTATCGAACTCGCCCATCGGCGCCCTGGCATCCCCGCCGCCGCCGCCCATCACGAAAGGCTCGCGCTTATGACTGAACTGGCGCACACGGTGCCGGCGCATGATCTCGTTCGCCTTGGTCATCTTCAGTTGGGCGTCCTTGGCCTCGTCCCGGGCCAGGATCTCAGCGGCGCAGAAGATCACGATCAGGTGGTCCGGCAGGGTCGCCTGATCGCTGTCGTTGATCATGGGTTGCACGGTTTTGGTCCCGCGCATCCTGAGCAGGCCCTCGTGCATGGTGGTGGTGGCGTCGGGGATCGGCCAGACCTCGAACATCCCCGAGTCAGCGTTGTGCATCCAGCGGCGTGGGGGCCAGGACTGGTCGCCGGCCTCGCTGTCGTAGAGCCGCATCTCGCGGGGACCGATGCCGTAGGTGACGTTGGAAATCCACATGTTGGAGTTTGATATGAGCCAGAGCTTCGAGATATCCTCGAAGCCCAGATCGACGGGGTATTGATAGTATCGCTGGCCCTGAACCATTTCGGTGTCACGGTCGATGATCAGTTGCGGCCAGTCGTAGTCCCGGTACAGATCAAGTTGGGTGCGGTTGAGATAGTATAACAACGTGTCCCGGTCATTGATGCCGTGCGCGACGTTGGTGCTGTGCCCGAGTTCGGCGCGCAAATCGGTCAACATGTCGCGCAGTTGTTTACCCATTGCTGGAAGCGCCTACCCGCGCCGCCCGCGCGGTGCGCGCCGCGAGGTTACCCTCGCTCTCGCGTCGCATGGCGCCGCCCGCCACGTCCGGCAGGTGGTCCGCCGTCCTTGGCGCGCTGGTGCCCTCGCCCCGGATATTGTCCCGGGCGCGGAACGAGGCGGCGTCCGGCATCTCGGGTTTGACCGCCGCCGTAACCACGTCAACCAACCCCAGAGGATCGTCACCCAGTTCATCGGCGTCGTGTCCCGCGATCTGATCAAGCGATACGTCGGGCGGCGGCGGCTCGTCCTTGTATGTATTCACCACGCGCGGCATCGAGGCCGGCATGGTGAACATATCCAGGGGTTTCAGGAGTGGATCGGGGCTATCGGGCCGGGTCGGTCCCGGGACATGGATCGGCTCGACACACATGGGTAGCGTGCCGTCCCCCACGGGCAGTCTGGGCCGCGCCCCCGGGAACACCTCGGTGACCGCCTTGTCCCCATAAATGAGCCTTAGTCTTTCCAGGACCTCGGCCTGGGTGGCATCCCACTCACCCACGACATGGATATCAAGGATCGCTTCCTCGCCATGCAGATGCTGGAGGACAATCAGTTCCGGGAAGACGATGGGTCTTCCCCGGTGGCGGACCACCACCTGTTCGGGATCGGCTGCGAGCGCGATGGAGCATCGCAAAAGCTGAAAGTTCATGTCAGTCTGTCCTCGGGGAGCCGTCCGGGTTGCGCGTGATCGCGATGTTCGCCCACATGGCGCAGTCCCTGAGTTGACGCAGCATGTAGGTCTTATCCGGGCCATCCGGTATGATGTTGTCGAGTTCAACAGTAAGTTCCGCGAAAGCGGAGCGCGCCTGAGCCATGGTTCGCATCTGATCGTCAGTCGGCTTCAGGTATTCAAAGGTCGAAGCGTGCAGCATTGGGGCATCCTCCTGTCCCACGAGAAACACCGCCGGGACGGACATGTCCCGGCGGTTGCGAAAGTCACGCGATATCGTAAACCCCCGAACCATTGAGTTGCTGCGCGCACATCTGGCCGGTATGGGTGAGGCTTTTATACATGACGAACGTGTTGTAAGGCCGCGCGGGGGTGAAACGATGATCCCACTCGCCGTCCATTTTCATCAGGTAGATGTGCCTCGGGTCCCACCAGTAGAGCCGTTTGGTGAAGCCGAGATCATCGAGCGTCGGGTCGTACTCGATCATGGTCCCGCCGGGTAATTTAAGCTGCCCCATGGAACCGTCCTGCGTGCCGGTGAAACCCGTCATGCTGTAGTTGCCGTTGGCGCGGAACTCGATTTCCATCGCCGAGATGAACGCGCTGCCGGCGAGTGCCTTGCTCGGTCTGCCGCCGTAACGGATAAGCTGGCGGTACTCCTGTTGCAGAAACTCGATCAAAGCGCCGCCGTTGGTCGGGCTTGACGTGATCGGCCCCCTGCCCCCGGCGGTGCCGAAAGCGGTGGTCGCCGCGCGGTTGCGCCACCATGTGTTGGTCCTCGCCAGACCCCCCGTGGTGCCAACCGCCGGGCTGTCCAGGATGATGCTCTGCATGCCGGCCAGCGCCTTGGGGTCGGCGGTCCCGTCGCCCCACAGCAAGGTGTTCATGTTACGCGCATACTGTTCGCCAAAGTCCTCCAGCTTGTCCTGAAGCAGGTTCACCAGCACGGTCACTTCGCGGTCGGAATGATTGCTCATGTCCGAACCGTTGCCGGCGTCGTCGGTGATGCTGATCCCGTCGATCTTGAGTTCAGTGTGCGTCAGCGTGAGACCGATGTGGTGCTCGCGCCACGGATAGTTCGCCCGCTTGATATTGGCCGGCGTGTAGAAGTTCACCGTGTCGTTATGCGTGTAACCCACGACGTGATCGTTGGTGCCGCCCGCGCCGTAGTCGCCCTTGACGGCGAGCGAGATATTCCCCTTGCCGCCGGGGAAACTCTTGGAACTGGACTCAGCCCACTTGAGCAGGGGCTTGGCCTGGATCGACTGTTTGAAGGTGTCTCCCTTGTTGTAGTAAAAATCCAGAGCGGCGTTGGCTATGTTGGCGAGTTCTCCGGCTGTGAAAGCCATCTTGTGAGGTTCCTGACCATCACGACGCGCGCCTCATGTTCGACATCGCCAGCAGGACAGCGTCCTTCATGGAGGTCGGCTCGGGCATCGCGCCGTGCGATGTGCCGTTGATGCCGGACGGAGCGGGCCGTGTCGGTCGCGGGGCTGGTCGCAGCCGCGCGAACTCGCCGGTCGCTTCGCGGTACGCTTCCGTCACCAGCGCCACCGCCTGATCGGGCGTGGTCGGCGCGCCCTTCTCTTGCAGCAGTGCCTGACTGAAACGCCGGACAGCATTGGCTTTCAGGGAGTAGTCGGGGTCCCTCGTTCGGATGTCGTTTTCCCAGTTGGTCACGGCCATGCGCACGGCTTCGAGCGCGCGGCCCTGGTCTTCCTGGGCGCGGGAGGTGGTTTCCTCGCGCAGCCGTTCCTCGGACTGGTTGGCCCGGAAACGGATGCGCGTGACCTCGCGCGCGGTTTCCTCGGTGATGAGCCCTTCGTCCACCTGGCGCTGCATGTCCGGCGCGAGACGCAGACCGATGGCTTCCTGAGCGGCCTGCACGTAGGGCGTGACGCCGTTGAGAAAAGCCTGGTAGTCGCCTCGCCGCAGCGCGGCGCCCACCCCCAGCAGCATATTCACGTCGTCGGGGGCAAGCTGGTGTTGCTTGAGATAACCCTGAAGCTGGCGGTGCTGCTCGATCTCGGGCTGCAACGTGTTCAGAGCGACGCGGGCTTCATCGCGTTGGGCCAGCAACTGTTCGAACCGCCGTCGTGTCTCCGGGCGTAGCTTGCGGAGTTCATCGGCGGTCGGGTCAGCGGCTGGTGGTGGTGGCGTGACATCCGGTTTTGGGTCCCCGGTTTCTCCCGGGGCGGTCCCAGCCGTGTCTGGTGTCTCACCTTGTGTCGCGGCGCCTTCAGTGGGTAGCGCGGGCGTTTCCTGGGTTTTGACCACCGCGCGGACGGCTTCGAGCAGTCCTTGCCGGTCAGACAGTGGGGTGTCGCCTGACGAGGGCGCGTCTTGCGTGTCGCTGGTCTGGTTGCCTGACGAGGGCGGCGTCTCGGTCGTGGTTTCAGGCGCGGGTGACGGGTCCGCGAAGTCGTCGCTCAGTGTCGTGTTGGTGTCGTCTTCGGCCACCGAGTTGTCCTGCTTGCTTCACCGAAGGTGCTGGGCTGAAACCAGGATCGCTTATGGGCCGTGTTTCGTTTGGTTGTCCAGAGGGTTGACCGACAAAACCAACACGGAGCATGCTGAACACCAAACACCCCTGGTCCTTCACATGCGACACATCGGCGCCATATCCGGCGGAAAAGACAGCGTGGCCATGGCCGTGCTACTGCGGGAAACGCATCCAGACATCCCATTTCAGTGGGTTTGCACGCCGACAGGCAACGAACCGCCCGAGTGGTTCGCGCACATGCGTCAGCTGCGGGACCGCATCGGCCCGATCCAGCCCATCATGCTGCCCGGGGGCCTTGAGGGGTTAATGCGGCACTACAACGCGCTGCCGAACTGGCGGCAACGCTGGTGTACACGGCAACTGAAAATCGAACCCTTCGCCGCGTTCCTGATGAAATCAGCCCCCGCCGTCTTCTACGTGGGCCTGCGCGCCGACGAGGACGCCCGTGAGGGCGGCGACTACCAGAACGTGCCCGATGTCGAGATGCGTTTTCCACTCCGTGAGGCGGGGATGAGCCTCGCGGACGTGATCGCGTTCAACGAAGCCCGGAGCATCACCATTCCACCGCGCACTGACTGCATGTGGTGCTTCTTCCAGAGACTGATCGACTGGTTCCGGCTCTGGCGCGACAACCTGCCGGCGTATCTGGAGGGCGAAGCCTGGGAAGCCCAGACCGGGCACACGTTCCGCTCACCCCAACGGGACTCTCAGCCCGCCGCGTTGAAGGACCTCCGCGCGAAGTTCGAGGCCGGCTGGATACCCCGTGATACACGAGAGCGGCTCAGCGAGATGCAATGTCGGGTGTGCCGGTCCTGAGCACGGGATCTTCCGGCACGAGAGGCACGAAACACAGCGCCACCGCGTTGGTGTGCGTCGTGCGGTAGATCCAGCCGCCCGGCACGCGGATGCGATCCAGGCGGTTGAACGGGCTGATGGCTTCCCAGGTTTCCACGGTTTCACTCATGGGGTGGGCGCGGGTTCGCGGGTCATGTGCGCTCCGGCGCGAGTGTCATTCCCTGAAGTCCTCATCTGACGGCTCGGGGTGACAGAACGAGTTCAGCGCCTTGTGGCTAACGCGGCCGCAGGTCGCGCACCGGAACGCCATCCAGAGGTTTTGTTGCCGGTCGTACACCGACACGACGCGCCCGGTGTTCCAGCCGAACAGGTGCGCGATGGCGTGGATCACGCTCATGGAGTGGGCATGCCCTGGGACGAAGCCCGCATCCTTGGCATGGCGCCGCCGGTCCCGGGACGATTGCCGTTCACGCCGAACACCTGCATCGGCGGCACTCTGGGACCCAGCGGTCCCGCTGTCCCGGGACCGCCCGTGGCGTTGGTCATGCCCACGGGTCCCTGGGCGTTGGGATCTTCATCGGGCGCCCCGGGCCTGGGTGGTCCTTTGCCGGCACTGTCGGGACCGGGCTCACCAGGAACACCGGGCGGCTGCGCCATCAACTGGTTCAACGCCTCGATGGAGGGCACGCCCTCCGCGAAGGCATCGGTGAGATCTATATCCGCGCCCATGCGCGCGATCAGCTGCCGCGCCATCCACTCTGGCGAGATGCCGGGGATGCGCTGCAAAATGGGCAGCAGCTGCGTCATGTTCTGGATGTCCTGCTGCTTGTCGGGACCGTTGTCGGCGGTCGCCTCGACCTCCAGGTAGACGTTCTTGGCCACGGTCTCACGGTCGATCTCGGGCCACACGGCGCCGGGGCCGACGATCTCCTGGACAACCTGGGCGGATACGTTGAGCAAGAGCAACTCACCCCCGGCACGCGCCAGATCGGTGAGCAGATCGTTCATGTCATCAATGATCGAACTGGTGTCGGTGTGCTGGGCGAACTGCGCCACGGATACTTCCGTCGCCGTCGCGCCGCTCGTGGTCCCCTGATCGGCCTGATCGGAGCCCAGGACCCGTAACAGGTCCTCGTAGGTGGGCGCCGTATCGTAGACCGCCGGGTCGATGGGCGGGTTCTTCACCACCTGAAGCACATCATCGATCTTCTGCCCCGGAGCGAGAGCATTCAACTCCAGCACGGCGTTGGCGGGATGCGTTTTCAGCTTCTCCTTGTCCACCTCTTCCAGAATGCCCGCCGCGACCACGGTCTTGGGCCGGTTGGCGCGGCGGTGTTCGCGAAGTCCCTGTCTGGCGCGGTTCAGTTCAAGCTGCATATCCCGCAGCAAGTCAATGTCACTCTGGGGAAACAACACGGTCTCGTCGTAGCCCTCGTTCAATACGAAAGCGAACCAGGGGTAGAAGCGTTCGATCTCGGCGTCCGGCGGGCTCGGCTCCTGGAGGAAGTCCTTGTAACCGTCACAAACCACGTAAACGAGACCGTCTTTCCGGTGATAGATCTCCCAGACGCAGGCATCTCCATCAGCCGGGTCGTTCTCGTCCCGACCGCCGGCCTCATAGTGCCGGACCGGCATCGTTTCAGTGGAGTTACCGTCACCGTCGTACGCCGTATAGCCCTTGCCCACGTCGATCCCATAGACTTCCTGGATCTCGTCGGGCGTCAGGATGTATTGCTGGGCCACCCAGTCGCTGCCCAGGAAGCCCCTGAGCGTGCGGCATTTCTTGTCCGGGATGATCGCCGTGCTGTCCGGGTAGTCGAACGCCAACCCCTCGCGGACGATAAGCTGACCTTCCTGGGTGAGCCCCCGGATGGCCAGCTTCAGGCTCTCGGCGTCGGCGCTGTCATGTTCGATCTCGCCGTCCGCGAGGTCCTGCGACAACCGCTCGATGTTGGCGAGGCGCTCGGACATGTCGGCGATCCGCGCCTCGATGGCGGGAGACATCTTCATGGCGCGCTGGAAGCCCAGCTTCACGTAGCCCACGCTCGTGATGATCGACCGCCGGACGGTCATCTTCATCATGGTCTTGAACGAGTGAACCTGTTCCTCGACGTTGTAGCCGTAGAGGATTTCCAGCGTCTTCGCCAAACGATCCATCAACTGGTCGTATTGCTTGACCAGGGCGGCGTCCTGAAGCACGGCGGCGATGTTGGGCGGCGGCGGCATGCCGGACTGGGCACTGAACTGAAGCGCCTGCTCGGCCTGTTGCAATGCCTGCTCGGAGCCGTCCCAGGTTTTCGCCATGATCTTCTCACGGCGTTTGGCTTTCACCGTGGGGTTGTTCGGATAGAGTTCAGCGGTGCGCTTCAGGACGTGTCTGAGAGCGATGTTGGCGACATAGCGTTCATCCCGCTCACCGTCGCGGCGCCTGCGGCGCCTGCGGCGGGTCTCGGTCTCCCACTGGTCTCCATTGACGAAGTTCATGTTGGACCGCATGCGGTCGAAGCTGGGTTTCCAGTGGGTGCGCGCCTCGCGCACACGCTTCTGCCAGCGTTCGACCAGCGCCCGGCGCGCCTCTTCGGGCTCCGGGGGATCTCGCGAGATGAGTTTGGCGTCCGGGTTGGTGTCGGTGATGGGCGGCGTGAGCATCTCGGGACCGCCCTGAAAGGTCCCGGGACCTGGCATCCCCATGGGCGGGGCGCCCATCATGCCGGCGCCGGGGAGAGCCGGCGCGGGGACCGGCGGCATCATACCAGGAGGGCCTGGGTTAGGGGGAAAACCGCTCCCGGACATCACCAGCCTCCCGCGCCGAAGCCCTGACGCACGGACCGCTCGGCCATATCGCGTTCATTCTTCAGCCAGCCGAACGTGCCCTCGGCGTTGTCGTCGGTTTTGATGCGGGTACGGCCCGCGCCTATCTGAAGGGTAAGCCCCAGGCCCACGTAGCTCAGCGTATCCACGAAATCATCGTGCGCGTCGTAGGGGAACTTCAGCATCTGGTCCCTGGCCATGGGCCACCAGGGCGCTCGCTCGGGAAAGCGCACCTTGCCCATGCTCATGCGGCCCTGAATGGACTGCGCGCGGGTCTGCTTGTCAGCTATCGGCTGCATTTCGATGATCGAACAGAAGGTTTTGGTCTC